TTACTAGTAAGCATGTTGAAGAAATCGAACATATATTAACTAAAAATAATAATGTTAAGAATGAACCTAAGACCAAGCCAGTTACTAGTAAGCATGTTGAAGGAATCGAACATATATTAACTAAAAATAAGAATGTTAAGAATGAACCTAAGACCAAGCCAGTTACTAGTAAGCATGTTGAAGGAATCGAACATATATTAACTAAAAATAAGAATCTTACCACTAAGTCTAAGTCTAATCCTAAGACCAAGTCAGTTACCAATAAGAATAAGGCTGTTCAAGGAATCGCTCATTTATTTAATTAGATAAAAAATAAATAATTTATAATAAATTATAACAAATTATAACAAATTATAACAAATTATAACAAATTATAACAAATTATAATATTTATTCATTATTGTAAATAATCAATAATGAATAATAATGTTTTAATGTTTTAATGTTTTAATGTTTTAATCACTAAAAAACATTATCAGTTTTTGCTATTGTAAAATGACCCTTTTGTCCACTAACTATAGTTAAATACCTAGGGATATTATCAGCATCTGTACCAGTTTCTAAGTTATCTGCTATGTAATGGAAATCAGTAGATACTTCACTGTTGTTTGTATAACTATTAAATGCAGGAAAAGATGAGCCATTAATTGTTTCATTAAAAGTACCACCATTTACCGCATTATCACTAGCACTAAAAATTAATAAGTTATCAGTATAATCAGTAGCATTGTCACCAGTTGTACCACCATACAACATATAACCATCTTGAAGTATTCTTCCATTGGCTTGGGCTTGAACAGTTACATGACTACTATTAATCTTAGTAACACTGATACTTGGTTTACCATATGGCATAGCACCATCAGTTCCAGAACCATAGCTAGTGTTTACAGGATCACTAGGACCAACGCTAACAAGATTTGGTTGAAGACTATCAACAATTAAAGGTTGTTTAGATTGAGTTGTTACCACAATACGATAAAGATTACCATTAACAAGACCAGTAAATGTGGTTGAATATGCATCAGTATTATTATTAGATGAGATTTGATTAATTTTATTATATACATCAGACCATGTACTTGTATATACAATAGCACCACCTGAAAGAGATTGAACAGGATATCTTTCTTGTAATTGAACCTTAAAGCTTGTAGAAATAGTAGTAGCATTAGTTACAACTGCTTCGTTAAATTGAAACGTAACTTTTCCGTCTTCTTGAGAAGTACTACTACTGCTACTTGTAGTTGCAAGAGTATCAGTAATTTGCATAGAAGCATCAACAGAGGTTTCAGTATAACTACTAAAACTGTCAACAGTGTATACATTATTTAATAGATACATATGACATGTATTATTACCTGTTGGAGGTACCTGTGTATTAAAATTAACTACCTTTGAACCTGAACTAGTAATTGGTAAAACGGGACTAGTAACAAGTGTACCACTACCATTATCAATAACAAACATAACACCAGTGATATCATAACCACCAGTATAATCTATTTCAGTTAATCCATTCTTACCAATAATATTTGTGAAATCCAATGAAACAATACCACTAGCAACTTTACATTGATTTGTCATAAAGGTATTTAATAGATTTGTATTAATGGCAGAAGCACTCATGTCAGGTGGGAATGAAGCAACTAATTCAGTAGCAGAAGTCTCAGTTGTTTGGGCAACAGTAGCATCATTTTCATAGTAAGACCATTCACCATTACCATTGGCATTAACAGCTCTAACACGAGCATAATAAGAAGTACCATTAGTAGCATTAATAGTTGTATATGTAAGTAAATCAGTATCACTTAGGTCGGCTAATAAAGTTCCTGAAAAGCTTTGTCTCTCACTAACTTGATACTGGTATGTAATATCAGCGGGAGTGCCATTATTAGTAGTAGGTAATCCACCATTACCAGTTGTATCACTATTAGCAATAATATTATTGCTAATATCATTCCATGTTAATTTAATTCCACCAGAACCAAGAGCAGAAATTTCATTAATATCGGGTAAGGTATTAGCAACATTAAATGTTAGAGTTGAAGGAATGGTTGTTGGCGTAGCAGAAGCATTAGATGCATCAGAAATACCATTACTATTTTGACCCCGAACACTAATAGTATAGTCAACACCATTAACTAAAGGAGTAGAACCATTAGATGTAGTAATTGTTATAGAGTTATCATTAAAACTACCATCATAATTAAATGTTTGTACAGCATTATTATCTATTTTAACTAAGTATGCAAAAATATCAGAACCATTATCTAACATAGTATCACTAATATCACCATCAATAGTTAATTTTATTGCTTGATTAAGAGACTCACCTCCAGTTTCTAATGTAAATACAGGTGTCTCAGGGTAACCAGAAGGAATAACGATAAGAGGAGGAGTGAATTCACTATATCCATTATCATCATCACTTGTTCCATCAATATGAGTATCCGTATTCTCATTGGCATTTCTTGCAGCCATTGATACTTTATATTCTTTACCATCAATCAACGTTAGACTATTAACACCACCAATCCCAGTAGTATTACTAGCATTAAAAGTCCAACCATCAGAATTACCAATCACCATATTATAAGCATAATCAACACTCTCATGAGTAACAGATTTTTTAGTGAATTCACTTAGGTCAAATTGTTTGTAATAGTAGTTATTGGAACCCTCATTTTCAAAAACATGAATTACATAAGAAGTATCAGGTAATTCGGCCACTTGAATACCTTTGTCAAATAAAACAACAAATTTCTCATCAAGAGATACACTAATACCAGATATATCAGTACCATATATGGCATTAAACTTCGATGGTTTATTAGCATCAGCATTTGGAATAACAGTGACTGTGGTATAATCAGCAGAATATCCAGTATCATTACCAGGAATAATGGCAACTTCTAATTCAGCAAGTTGAACACTCTCTCTTGTATTATCTCCAGTTCCATTCTCAAATATAAAAGAAGCAAATTCATTTGTACCGACCAGTGTTCCATTTACAGTAGCACTAGAACCATCAATAACAACAGTCTTTCCATATATATCACTAAACGCAAGCTCAATAACACAAGGTTTATAATGAGAATTCATTTCAGTAATATAAAACTTAACAGTCTCAACATTAGACGCAATAGAATTCATTTTAACAATAACAGATTGATCACCAGAACCAACTGTAAAGTTAATATCATTGGCTACAGGTGGGTCAGTATACTCAAATGTACTTGTAACAAAATTATTAACAATAGAACCATTGTCGGAGGTTTTACCATTAATATTTATTGTATATAGAGTATCATCTTTAAGATTATTAATTGGTACTTGAAAGTTAGCTGTATTATTAGAACCATCAGTAACAGTAGGAATATATTCAATATAATTAGTTAACCCATCACCAGAACTATTAGTACCAGCAGTAGGAACAGTAGTGATAGTAACATAAACTTTGGATGTATTAATTTGTAAATCAGAAATTGATAAATATACACCATCGCCATTAATTTGTGAAGTAACTTTAGGATTTGACATTTTATAATATAAGCAATTATTTTTTTTTTATAAAAAATATTAAATATTAAAAAAATAATAATACCAACTTATAATAACAAATAATAAAAATTTATAACTATGATATAATAATAATATTTTATTTGCTAAATATTACTTTATTATACTAAATTAATTATAATAAATTAATTATAATAAATTAATTATAATAAATTAATTATACTAAAGTAATTATACTAAAGTAATTATAATAAAGTAATTATACTAAAGTAATTATACTAAAGTAATTATACTAAAACTCAATAATAAAAAAGGATACGCATATAAATAATAGTAGCAATGAATATAACTTTACATATAAATAAATTTTGAATCATAGTAGAAGACAGAGAGGAAGAATTATAAAACAAAAAGTGTGGTCCAATCCATTCTTTAGTATTCCATAAATGTCTTTCTAATTTTGTGAATAAACAACCTTTGAAATAAATATTAGATAACACTATAGAAATAATCCAAAAAGAAACAATAGCATAATAATATAAAGAAATAGGGAAAAATAATAATAAATAATATAAAATAGATAAAAATAAATAATGAATTATAAATACTATAAACCCGTTAAAATGATTATCGTTAGAGATATATTTTAATTTATTTTCAAAAAATATCAATATATTTTTAATATTTGTATTAGATTGTTTAGATTGTTTAGATTGTTTATATTTTTTTGTTGATATGTATTCATTATCATTAGAATAATCATTAGAATAATCATTAGAATAATCATTAGAATAATCATTATCATAAATATGTTTAAAGTATGTTAACATATATTGAATAATTTATATAAAGTGAATAAGTTATTTTAGTATTTATACTGAATATTGAATTGTATAAATACTAAATATGAATGTAAAAATAATAGTGTATGTATAATATTGTATGTATTTTATTATATTTTAATTATTGTTTTTTCTTAAAACAATCAAAAAATAATGTACAAAATCGTGTAACGAATGATTCAACTTTATTAATATTAATATTACCCTTGGAAGCATCAACAATAATATCAATAATGTTAGTAGCATCATGTTTTAAAAATGTAATAAGTTGTTCTGTATTAGTGGAATGGATATCACTTGATTGTAAAAATTGAATTAAAATATCAATAACTAATTCTTTTTGAGAAGTGCCTTTATATTGAGTACATTCTACGATTTCCATAGTTCTAATAAGTAATTTCATAAGTAGTGGTTTATCAAGATTATCGATAATTTGTGTTTTAAATTCTTCTAATAATTGTGCCTTAATAGATATAATAATATTATCTGTATCTGTATTTTTATCTGTATCTGTATTTTTTGCTAAATAAATAAGGTTGGATTGTTTTGATTGTTCTGACGATGTATTATCATAATTATCAAAGTCGATAGTATAAATACTATTAGAATTACTATGAAGAGTATGCTCAGTAATAGCATCTGAGTCAACAGATATAGATATATTCTGAGTATCTGTATCCGTATCTATATTTGTACCAGTGATTGTATCAGTGGTTGTATTTGTATGTATATTTATATCTGTCATTGATAATATAATAATGTATATGACTTTAAATATGTTAATAAATTAATTATAAATAATGTGATAAATAATGTGAAATAAAATGAAATAATATCAATTAATATAATCAACATATTGTTTTAAACAATCACTAAATAATGTTTCACCATTGATTTTTTTGTAAAAACTAAATTCTGAATTATTGAGAGGAACAGATAAGTGAAATATAGTGGAGTCATTATCACTATTAATATTTTGACTATTATCAATTAAGATATTAATTTCTTGAAGTTCTGAATATGTTTTATTGAGAATAATATTATTATCTTTGGATTCAACAATTTGCCACCCTTTATGAAGAAGGTTATTTTTAAGAAATTCAGAATATTTATTTTTGATATCAATTGTAAGCATTTATGGTATTGTTAATATAATAATGTATATGACTTTAAATATGTTAATAAAATAATAAATTAATTATAATGAAATAAGTATTATAATTAATATAATATAATATATGATAAGTATTATAATTAATAGTTATTATATAATAGACGCTCTAAACAGGGGTCGAACCTGCGGCCTTCCGGTTAACAGCCGGATGCTCTAACCAACTGAGCTATCAGAGCAATTGTAACAGTTTAATGACATATTACAGGTCATGTATCAAGGAAAGGTTTCGATCCTTCGACCTCTGGGTTATGGGCCCAGCGCGCTTCCTCTGCGCCACCTCGATAATGATATTTTTGAATGGATTATCGAACCATATATGCTCAAACTGGGATTCGAACCCAGGATACAGGATTCAAAGTCCCGTGTGCTAACCACTACACTATTCGAGCAAAAAAAAGGATTGTTTATATATTGGAACAATCAATAAAACCATATGTTCAGGTACGGGCTCGAACCGTAGACCTTCGGCTCATAAGACCGATGCTCTAACCAAACTGAGCTACAAGAACAAAAAAGCTCTTTATGAGAATTGAACTCATGACCTCCAGTTTACAAGACTGGTGCTCTACCACTAAGCTAAAAGAGCATATCTAGCATACCTATATAAAAAATAAAAAATAAGAATACGATGTAAATAAAAATATAAAATAAGAATACGATGTAAATAAAAATATAAAACAATTTACTATTATACAAAAAAATATAAAACTAAATATAACTTACCTTTGTATGTATCACTACACAATATATAAACAATATATGTCTTTAAATCGTATTTAGTATAAAATATATAATCATTAAAATATATATATAAATAATATAATTATATATTATATGGAAAAAAATTCAATGTTATTCGAAGGATTTCTTTATTTTATTCTAGTAGTGAAGATATTATTTGTATGTTGTTTATTTTTAAAAATATATGAATCACGAAAAGGAAACAAAGTAGAGGAAGAGAAATATGAGTACTATGAAGAGAAGTATCATAATCTATTTACATTTTGTATGGGAGTTTTATTAATAATTTTATTTTCGTATAAAAATAAAGGAGATGTATGTGTAAACGGTCATACCAAATTATTCCTTTTTATTTTTGGAGTGTTATCATTAACACAATTAATAAAAAATTTTATAGATTTAAAAAAGGAGAAAACCAATTGAGATATTGAAAAAATGAGAAAAATTGAAGTTTTTTTGGTAAAATACTTGATTGGTATTAAGAAAACAAAACCTAAAAATTTAAATTTAAATTTAAAAAATTTCAAACGAAAAGAATAAGAATCCCCATATAAAATATGGAGTTCAAAGATTTTATAAAATACAGTAATTTAGAGTATAAAGAATACCAAAACGAAGGTGTGAATTGGTGTGTAAATAGAGAAGATAGTAGTGATTATTGTAAAGGTGGTATTATAGCAGATGAGATGGGTCTAGGTAAAACAATAATGATGATAGGAACTATGTTAAAAAATTTCAAATTACCTTCACTCATTGTGTTACCTGTATTTCTGTTAGAACAATGGTGTGAGCAGATTTACAAAACAACAGGACATCGTGCATTAATTTATTATGGAAAATTAAAAAAAAACATAACTAGTGAGATTCTATCTAGAAGTCCAATCGTATTAACTACATATGGAACAGTATTAACAGATGCTGTAAAATATAAAGTATTGAGTAATGTATCATGGTTTCGACTAATATGTGATGAAGCTCATCATATGAGAAATAGTAAAGGACAAATAAAAAAAGCTGTAAGTAATTTAAAGAGTGAAATAACGTGGTTAATAAGTGGAACCCCAATTCAGAATCATATAAATGATTTATATTCTTTATTTGATATTTTAAAGATATCAAATAAAGTTTTTACAAAAATAGAAAATTTACGAGACATAATGAATAAGATTATTTTAAAAAGAACAAAAAAAGAAGTAGGATTAGATTTACCTGAAATGAATATAATACGGATGAATACAAAATGGAGTAATGATTCAGAAAGAAATATATCCGAAGATATACATGATAAATTATCATTTAGTCAATTAAAACAAAAAGAAGTAACACAAAATATGAGGTTAGCAATGCTAACATACGCACGCATGGTTTGTATATATCCAGGTATGATAAGTAAGCATGTAGAAAAACTAAAAAGCTTTGGATATATTAGAGATAATAGTATATCTGGTGTAAATTTTAATAGTAAAATGGATAAAGTGATAGATACTATAGTGGAAAGAAAGAATAATGGTAATAAAAAGATATTATTCACAAATTATAAAGAAGAAATTGACTATATAATGAATAAACTTAAAAGTAATGAAATACGAGCAAAATATATCGATGGAAGAATAAGTAAAAAGACGAGAGGAATTATTCTATCATCAGAATTAGATGTATTAGTATTACAAATAAAAACAGGAAACGAAGGATTAAATCTTCAAGAATATAATGAGGTATATTTTGTAACACCACAATGGAATCCAAGAGTAGAAGAACAAGCAATAGCAAGATGCCATAGAATGGGTCAACAGAAGAAAGTACATGTATTTAGATTTGTAATGAATAGTTTTGATGATAATATGAAAACTCAAAATATAGAAATGTATTCAGAAAAGATTCAAGAAAAGAAAAGAGAAATAGAAGATAAGATAAATGAAGATAATATAAATGAAGATAAGATAAATGACTATAGGAGAGAAATAGATGAATAAAAAAATAGAAAAAAATAGAAAAAAATGTGTTTTATGTTTTTTTATTTATTAGATATTTTTTATTTTTATAAATAATAGACAGTTCATTAATAGCATTGTAACGATTATCAAAATTCTCAAACATTATCTTAGACCATTTTGCTGGAGTAACCAGATTATTTTCTAATTTGGATTAGATTATTTTGTTGGAATTCAGACATTTTAATATTATAAAAATGTTCTATCATTTGCACAATAGTAGAAATATCACATCTTTTAAATTCGCTAATAATGTCAATTCTTCCTGGACTAATTAATGCCTTATCTAATAACTCAGGGGAATTTGATGTCATGATTATGATTCTACCAGGTGTTTCTAATATACCATTAAGTAAATTCAATAAAAATGACATATCCATTTTGCCATCCTTGCCATTATTATTATTGTTATTATTGTTATTATTGTTATTATTATTATTGATAGTCATAATAATAATAATAACAATAATAACAATAATATATATATGTTATAGAGATGTTTATATTAATTATTTTCGTATAAACTATTAATTTATACTAAAATGTATAAAATATTATTATATAGATGTTAATTTAATTAACAGGAGTATGAATCATATGAGAACCTTTACTGGACATATGAGTAGTATTACCGCCTCTCATTCTTCTCTTAGTATTTCTAGATTTACGACAGAATTTTCTCTTTTTGCCATTGGTGTATTTACATCCGGATTGTCTACGACAAGTAGCACGACCTTTACCACGGCAAGGAGATTTTCTAACGCGACGAGCATAAGAATTTCTGGCAGTTCTTCTCTTAAGAGTTTTATTACGCATACTTCTTGTTTGAACCATTATATAATTAAGAGAGAAAATAGTAATAATAAAAATAATAAAAATAAAAAAGGTTTATTTCCAGATAATATTATTACTAAAATTCCAGATTAAAATATTAATGTATTATGTTCTATTTTTAACGACCAGTTGAACCAAACCCTCCTTCATCTCTAGAAGTAGTTCCAAGTTCATTTTTGCTAAATACCATCATTACTTTAAATGGGTCATATGATGGATGAACGACTTGAAAATATCTATCTAATTTATTTAGTTGTAAATAATTATCCGAATCAAACTTAAGATGATCGACTACAGCTGTTAAAGGACCTCTATAGCCTCTATCAATAACACCAACAGAGTTAGATAATCTTAGAGGCGTCTTAACAATACTCGAACGCGGTAATAATGAAAATCCTTGTGGAGTTCCGTCAGCTTTATACATAGAACAGTGAATTCCTAAAGGAATTTTAAATCCAATTTGTTTATCTACATTGTATTGTAGTGGAATTCCTAAATCAAATCCAGAATCGGCATATTTATTAGTTGAAACCATTTCATTATGGTCTTCTACTCGTTGTTTATAAAAATGTCTAAGTTCTTCAAATTCCTCAGGAACATAAATGCGAAGGGTAACTAAATCATTGTTTGTATTCATTATTATTTATGTATAATGTAAATAGCTTTAAATATGTTAAATATGTTAAATATGTTAAAGATATAGCAATATCAATTTTATTTTTATTGTTATTGTTATTAAATAATAAAAATTAAAATTGATACAAATGAAAAAATATATTAAATTGATATAAATGTAAAAATATATTTAAATCAATAGATTAATAATTAAAATAATGGAATACAGTTGTAATAATAGAGACGAAAGATTTGCTAGTATAGCACTAGACGAAGCAGATAAATCAACTATGTTACACAATCATGGGTGTGTAGCTGTAATAGGTGGAAGAATAATGGCCAAAGGATTTAATTCAGATAGATGTTATTCAAGTGACGGGTTTTTAAATAATACATGTTCTTGTCATGCGGAGATAGATGTAATAAGACAATTAGATAAAATATTAAAAAAAAAGAATCGCGATACAAACGAATATTCTTTGTATGAAAAAGTGAGCTTATATGTTGTAAGAAAGAATCATAATTGGGAAGAAAAAGGTGAGTCTGAATATAAAGATTCGGCACCATGTGCAAGATGTACCCATTATATGAAAAAACTAAAAATAAAGTATATAATTTATAGCAATGATAAAGGAACATTAACTAAATGTAAAGTAAAAGATTATAATACAGAGCATGTGAGTCAAGGGAATCGTTATTTAAATTATAGAATGAATTCTATTTACTAAGAGACAAATTTCTTCTTGCTAGTGCAATACTAGTATTATTAGGTCGGTTTTTAATACTACAGTACAATGTATAATATATTATATTAAAAATAATAAAAATATTTTTTTAGTTTAATTAATATTTATGTATTATGTATTAGGAATAGTATCAGGATAACCTTCTCCAGATGGAGGATTGACACGATAGTTAGAACTACGTTGAACCAAATTATTATATTGAGGATAATTTACATCAGTTCCTTGAGCAGGATTACCAGGATACCATTCTTGTGGAAGAAATCCCCATTCTTGTGCTTGTTGCCATGTAAGAGGATTATGTGAACCTCCTACAGGCATATTAGAAGATGATGTACCAGAGTTTTTATTTTTAGAATTATTAATTTTTACAGGGAATGGTTTGCTATAAGAAGGTGTAGGTAAACAATTCTTTTTTGCTACACCACCTCGTGATATATAATCCCCACAACTAACAGGTAATTGATTATAATTTTTAGCATAAGATTGTTTAATATACTTTTTACTTCCAATAAAATATGAACAAGCATTTTTATTACCGTTACAACTATATGTATAATCCGAATTAGATGAATCAACTACAGTTCCACATTTACCATTATTTTGAACATTTGTAAAAACATTAGCACCGGATTGTTGTGTTAGATTTTTAATATATGTAGATTGGTCGCCTGTAAGTTGATAACTATTATCGTCAGGTTGTACCCAATAATTAGGATATGTACCTTTGGTCCATTTATATTTTGTATCAATCATACCAGCCGTATTCATAACTGTTTTTTTAATAATAGTGTTATCATTTGTTAAAGAACTACCAGAATTTAATCCTCCACCCGGATAATTTGTTTTATAATATGTTCCACATGTTCCACCATGTCCTACAGCTTCAGTTCCTTTATATGGAGTACGTGTAGTGCTAGATATCATTCTAAATTGACCAATACCTCCATGGTTTCTAGTTCCACCAACTAATGAGAATCCGTTTTTTCCTCTACCAGATATTGGAGCAAATCTTCTATTATTACGAGATTTTTTTTTTAAAGTAGCAATTGACATATAAATTAACATTAGAAATTAAAAAAGAATAAAAAATCTATTAGATGGATCTATATTGAAAAAATTATTTATTGTAAAATAAAATTTATTATATTTATGTTGTTGTAAGATTTCATAATAAGATAACTTTTTATTATCAATGTTATCATGTTTATAATTATATTGTAAACAATAAATAATTATACTACCTAAACTATAATAAAATGATGTGTAAGGTATTGAAAAAGGTATAATATTATTTTTCATAAGTTCGGGAGGAATAAACATATTTTTTTTATCATATGTTTGTGTAATTATTATTTGTTTTTTATTATTAATTTGTATAAGTTTTTCAAAATTACAAAAAAGAAACTTATCATTATCAACCACCATAATATCTGAAATATCTATAAATGATATACTATATTTTCTCTCTATAATAAAATTTATTTGTTTATATAATGATTTAAGAAATTTACTAATGATATCACTATTAAACGGATTGGTATGTAAGTATTCTTTTAAAGATATAAGAGAGAAAATGGATGAAAAATCATTTGTTTCTAATTGAAATGAATGAAATAATATATTAAATTGTTTATTTTCATTTTCATTTTCATTTTCATTATTAATATAATAAATACTATTTTTTTGATAAATATCTAAACACCCAATACGCATAGTTAATATATAATGAATTATTTAATATATAATGAATGAAAATACTTATTATAATATAAAATAATCAATATAAAAATATATAAGTTAGTATATATAACAGTTATAATAAATAAACATATACGAAACATATACGAAACAATGGGAAGATTTGATATATTAAAAGAAAATACATTTACTTCATCTAGTAATAATAAAGATAGTAACATGAATAAAGATAATAGTAATAATACAGATAGCAACAAGAATAGAAATAATAGTAGGAATAAAGATAATAATAGGAAGATAGATAGTACCATACATAGCAATAGAGATAGAGATAGTAGAAGTGCCATAAATAGTAGTAGAGATAGAGATAGTAGAAGTGCCATAAATAGTAGTAGAGATAGAGATAATAGAATTAGAGATAGATATATAGATAATAATAGGAGTATTTCGACCAATAATTTATTTAAACAAAAAGAGAAAGAAAAAAAAGAATATTTTATTGAAGAACATGAAGAATTATTTCCTGACTTGGTAATACAAGACGAAACTGTTAAAGAAAATAATAATAATAATATTGAATCACAGTGGCTAGAAATTGCTGAAAAAGAGGCCGAAAATGATATAAAATGTAATCATATTAGTATAGATAATGACCCAAAATATTGGAAAGGTTCTCAATGGATAGGAAATATGTTAATAAGGAGTAAAAAAACAAATGAAACATGTGATAATAATTTAAACAAAGATAAAGAATCAGATTTAGAAGAAAATCATTATATTGAATATAATCAACGAATAACATATTCAAGAGTAAAATATAGTAGAGATGGTAATAAATGGTATAATAATTGGGATGCTACATTTTCAAAAAAACAATTGGATTCAATGAATGATGAAAATAATAATAAAATGATAAATCGATGGTCAAAATGGATCGAGAATGATTATGAAAAAAGACGATTAAAATCAGAAGAGTATTATAATGATACAAGAGAAGTAGATAATTTTATGATAGCAGAACAAGAAATGTTAGAATATGAAGAATATGAAAAACAATTAGATTGTGAGAATGAATGTTTAGAGGACGATGAAAGTTCAGAAGATGAAATTGTTTAAAAAAATAAAATATTATTAGTTAAATTTAAAATGTAAAAATATTTAAATTTAATAATGGAAGAAGTAAATGTGTTGGATACAAATTGGATAAGTAAATACGAAGAAGAAGAAGAAGACTATAATATCTTTTATATGGATACAAATAAAGAATTAAAAATAAATATTTTATATATTGATAGCAATAAAGAATTAAAAAAAATAGAAGAAAAAAATATACAATTATCTGAAGAAAATTTAATAAAAAAAGAAGATTTTATAAATATAATAAATAAATATAAAATAAATGATAATAAAAAATACAGACTAATAAGTATACTATTATATAATTTTATATTAGATAATCCAGAATTAAAAAACTTTTTAGATGATAGTAATAGATACGAATTTCTAAAAAAAATAAATATATTAGAAGATTATAAATTATCATCAACAATAAGTTATTTTCAAGAATTAAATAATTTGTATATTGTTTTATTAGAAGAAGACCAGTCCAATAAGAATAAAACAAAAAAGATAAGAATTAATATAGACCATTCAAAAACAAAAAAACGAAAACATAAATAATAAATAATATAATACAAATAGAATTATACATATACCATTTTATGTTTTATATTTTTTATTATAAATTTGGATAAATAATGTAAATTATAATGTAAATTAAATATCATCAAAATCAACTTCATCTCCATCATCGTGAATAATAGTTTTAACAGTTGATTCATTGGTAGTATTTTCATTGACTTGGTCAATAAGATTTTTATATTTATCAGATTCATCATGTTCGAATGATACTTCACATTGTTCTTTATAATCGTCATCATTATCAAAATGACTTTTAAGACCAGCAAATATAGGATTACCTGAATCTTTTAATTTATTTTTTTCAATATCCGTATATACCTCAAGTAAATCATGTTTTGGTTTAGCACAAAATTCAAATTCTCGTTTTCCAACAAGAACCCATGTTCCAAGCTCAACTTTATTATCACGTTTACCACGACCCTTAAATTTATTTCTCATAATACACAATAATTCTTTACCTTCAGGGTCATTAGCATAAAACATACCATTGCCTAAAGTCTTAGTAACAACCGCATATATTTCTTCTTCTTGTTGGGATAATCGAATATTTTTATCAATTGGCGCTGAAAGGAACTTGCGTCCCATTTTCTTAGATTTGTTTCCACCTTTTACGTTTTTAACCATTATAATTATAATATAATAAAAAATATATTATAATTAAAGTTCAATTTTTTTAATAATTAAAATTAAAATCATCATCAAAATCATAAATAGAATTAATATCTGGAAATATTTCATTAAACCATATTTTCCAATTATTTTTAGGGAGTATACCAAATAATTTATTTTGTATTTCATAAGATTGTTCATCTGGACAATAACCAAACTCATTATAAAATGTTTCCTCTTGAGTATCATTATTAAATACAATTTTTTTATTTATATGATCAATAGTAATATCGTAATTATCGACACGTTTTTTCCATATAGAAGAATTATAAGCGTAATATTCCCAATGTTCACAATAACATTTCTTAATATTACTATTATTTTCTTGATTATTTTCTTGATTATTTAAATCACTATAGGAATCATCATATCTCATTAAATTAAATGAAGAAATCAATGGATGTATAGGATATAAGCATCTATATTTAAGAGTTTCTATAACTCGATTTTCATTATTTTTATTTATTGGAATAGGTGGATTTAATTGTGTTATAATAGTTTGATAATCAGTATCAGTTAGCGTTGTAAATAATTGTTTTTTAGAATCTTTATAAATTGGATTAAATATTAATAAACAAATAATAGACCATATTTTATGCGGATCATTATCATAAGAATGATTCGAAAATATAGTTTTAAAATGTTCAAAATATTGATTGGAAATCTTAAAATATTTTTGAATCGCATCAAATAAATCAGAATCAACGTCAGGAATAGATGAAACAGCAGAATGATATAATTTTTTATTAATATATCGAAAGAATACGTGATATTTTGAAGGTATTGAATTAACCAACCAATTAGGTTTTTTTCCTCTAAAAATAGTAGATATTTTTTTAATACCACAATTATATTGTCTTGTAATAAATACTTGTTGTGAGATTGAAAGTTTAAATAAATTTTTAACTACGGTTAAAAGATGTTTATGATTTCCTAATCCATTGTCATATTTTTTAATAATAAACGAAAGAAATTGTGGATTTGTGATATAATAAAAATCATAATAAATAAACCATATTAACTCCCAAGTTTCTTTTTCATAACCAGAAAGGAATAGTTCGGATATCCAAAAATAAGATTCATTTAGAGATTGTTTTTTTAATAAAGTTGTTATAAATGAAATAATAACTTCATCGTAGATATATAAATAGCGCGTAAAAGCAAGTTTAGACATAATAGTTATATTTTTATAACCGTTAGTTTTTTAAATTTAATAGTTTTATAAATAATTAAGTGAATATAATAATTTCAATTTTTTATAATATATATAAAATATATAGAATGGCAAACGAATGGAGAGAACACGTTAAAAAAACTATGGACCATATGAAGGCTAAATCCAAAGGTACGCCAGTAATGTTAAAAAATGTTCTTAAAGAAGCTGGTAAGACATATAAGAAGAGTGGTAACAGTGCAAGCAATTCTCACAAGAAGAGTCGCAAAAAGTCTCACAAAAAAGCACACAAGAAATCTCACAAAAAAGCACACACAAAAAAGAACAAGACCGGTTCTCGTAAACGCAAAACTGGTGGTCGGTAATTATTTTTATTATTTATTTATTAAAAAAAACGATATTATTAATATCATTAATTAATTCGTTATTTCTCTCATTAAACCCAGAATTAATATATAAATAGAATGATTCTAACAATGATGTATTGAGTGATAATAACTGATTATAATTACAAATAAAATAATAACAAAAAGAATAATAACTCCATGTATGTTTAAATTGTAATAAATAATTAATAATTTTATTATGATTATAGTTATTAAAATACTCCAATATAGTTAATAATTTATTTTTGTCTATATTCTCTCTACTTGTAGTATATTGTTCCGCAATTGTTTTAGCACAATTAGTATCAAATGTATCAATATGGTTATTAATTAAGAATACAATAATAAATACATCAAATGGAATATATTTATTTTCAAGTAATGAAATAGGAAAAAAGAGTTTAATATTATTAGAGTTAATTATAGAAAAATTAAAGGAATAAGAAAAATCGTTGAGACAAGGAAATGTATTATGATGATTAGTAATAGGTTTATTATTAATAACAAATACTATATTATTATTATTTAAGATTTGTAATGAGAAAAAGATATGATAGAGAGAAATTAAAAAATTATTAGATGTAAACATAAATAATTGATAATCATTATTCATATAATTAATAATCTTGTATTTGATTTGACCTTGTATAATATTTGAGTTTGAACCAGTGTTTGGTAATACTTTGTATTTATTATCGAGATTTTTAAAATGTTCGATTGGATTGAAATAATTAAAAAAAAAAGGGATTTTTTTAATTTTATTTGATATTGAAATATTATTATTAAGAGAAAATGAGTTTTCTAGAAAATCAGTCATATACTATATATAATATATCTTAAATAAGATATGTTTATTACATTTTCAATTTAGTTTGTGTCATTTTTATCCTTGCCTTGTTTATTGGATAAGAAGTATCTATTTTTAAATGTTTTTTTAAATTTCTCACGAATCATATATTTGTTCAAATTTAAATGTTCATCCTCTAATAATCGATTCATTTCTTCTTGTAATTGGTTTGAATATATGTCACAAAATTGTTCATAAGAGTTGGATGGTTTATTTTCAGAACAATTTTGAATGTGATTATTAATATGTTCAATAAGGTCTTGGTCGATAGAAATATATTTTCTTCTTTGTTTTGGTTCTTGTTGTTTTTTATTACGGAAATAATATCTACCACTTTTATACATTTTATCAGTAATATTGCCAGTATATCCAATTTCATTTAATCGGGTTGTTTCTCTCGAAATCATTTCATCATTGTTTTCTATCCATCTATCCCAGTGTTCTTTATATGTGATTTTATCGGAATATTGATATAATTTGGCAAAATATGTTAATTGGTCAATAAATTCTTGAGTGAATTTAAATCGGAAAATATCGTTTTGAGTAGTCATAATTATATTTATTATAGAGTATAAGTATTTGTATTATTAAATGTTTAGAAAGTAATTAAACGTTCAATTTTTTTACTTATTATATATTTATTCTTATAATATATGAATTACATGAATTTATATTCATTACAAAGTATTCCATATTATGATTCTATAATGCAAGCATATACAAATATATTAATAATTAATAAAGCACCAATTGGACCTTTAAAAGATATAACTAAGCAAGTTAGTTTAAATAAATTATCACCATTTGAATCTAATACACCAATATGTCCCAAATCCAAATGTGTAATTGGTATAACGCAAATAAATAATAAAAATCAATTAATGTGTATAGACCAATTACCTGATTTATTTGATTTTTTATTAAATAATGGATATAGTATAGATACAAGTGTAACAAAAATACTTCACAGAATTCGTGTAAAAATGAATGGTGATATAATATGTATGATACAATACTAAAAAAATGACAATACTAAAAAAATGACAATACTAAAAAAATTGAATTAATTTAAATAATATGTAATTAATTCAATATATAGAATAGATTATAATATATAATATAAAATAAATAAGATGCATTCAAAATCTACCATTAAAAATAACATATCAGTGTTTCTTTCTCATCCGGCTCGTTCTCCTCTATCTATGGAAGAAGAAGAATATATTAAATTATTATCGAAAGAGGAATTAAACACATTACAAATAGCACGAGAACATTTAGAATCGTCATTTAATTTAAAAAAGAGTATAGGATTTATAAAATGGAAAGAAAATAAAAATTAATAATTACTGAATAAAGAAAAGAGTAATTACAATGATGAAAATAAAATAATATTTTAACTAAAAAAATTGATGTATTTTTAGTTAAAATATGTACTTTAATTTAATAATGTGTTTCTTTACAAATAAAATCGACCCTAATATTTTAATACCTAGTAAACTCAAAAAAAATGAATCAGATATAATAAAATTTAATAATCATAACAATTCGAATAAATCTATTTCAACAAATACAGAATTAACAAATTCATCTATACTATCTTCTTCTACTACTAAATCACATGAAGATGTTATAGATGAATATAATCAAATGTATAATACTAAAATTAATATTTATTATTTTAATGAATATTCAGATTATAATTCTCTTACAAATCGGAGTGTTACAAATCGGAGTGTTACAAATCGGAGTGTTACAAATCGGAGTGTTACAACGTAAGTATAATCTGATGAAATAAATAACATACATAATACATAATACATAGTATTTTAGATTTATTTATTTTTACGCGGTAATGTTTTTTTTTTTTTTGTTTTATTTCGTTTATGATAATTATTGTGTTTACGATAGTTATTATCTTTATGAAAAATATTTTTATAACTATATTTAACTCTTGGAAGCGTGGTATGAAATAGTTTCATTGTTTTTTTTAATCTATTTCCACCTTTTAATATTTTATTATTTATATTTTTATCAGGAATAAATACTCCACCCTTCATAACATTAGAATCATTAGTATTATTTGTAACATTTGTAACATTTGTAACATTTTTTTTTATTTCATTGATATTATTAATTCCACTATTAATATTACTTGCATTATTTAAAGTATTCATAGCATTACTATATGCGTTTGAAATTCTATCTTTACCTTTTTCGACAGTTTGTTCAGTATTTACATATGATTTTGCAGTATTAATCATGATAGGAGACGATTTAATTACAAATACTTTATATGTTTCTGCTATAGCATTAAATCCTTTACCAATTGCTATAATAAAATCTATAATTCCTCCCCAAAATGGTATTTCTGCTATTACTGCTTGTCCCACAGATATTCCAGTTTTAGTTGCCCCCCTAGCTGCTTTATCAGCAACTTCATCCAACATTTCTAATGCTTGGTCAGTAATTTTGTTTAATTCTGGTTTTATTTCTTTCAGAATTTCTACCATAGAAATCGCAATGGCTTTTGCTATTTCTTTTACTGCTTCACGTGTTGCTGGATTATCCGACAATTCTTTTAATAATCCAGCTGTCAAAAGCAATTTCTTATTAAGTTCAGGACTTAATTCTTGCCATGACATATCAGCTAAATGTGATTGACCAGTTGAATTTAATGTTACATCAATCATCATATTTATAAAACTCTCTGTCCATTTTAATCCACTTTTAAATGCTATTTCTCCTAATTCTGTAGCTTTGGAATAACTATCATTTAATTCTTTATTTTGATTTTGATTTTGATTTTGATTTTGATTTTGATTTTGATTTTGATTTTGATTTACATCTAACGATTTATTAACATTGTTTACTGTATTATTTACTTGTTGAGATGCTTTATTAACATTATCTAATGTATTATTTACTTGTTGAGATGCTTTATTTATATTATTTTTGAAATTATCTGTAGCTTTGGAATAACTATCATTCAATGATTTAGTTCCTACATCTAAGGATTTATTAAGATTATTAACATTATTTTGTGCTTTATCTATTACTTGAGATAGTTTATTTGTATTGTTTTTAATTTTTTCTTTAAATTCGTTATCTTTATCAGACAATGTATTTCCACCAGTTTGTTTATTAATGTCTTGTTTTAATACTTTTAGACCTTTTCCAAATCCATATAAAATATCTCCAATTATAGTTGTAACAGCTTTTCCAACATATATTACATTAAATTCTGGTTCTTCTTTTAATGGAACAAAAATAGTACCATCATCATGTTGTTTTTTAAGACTATCTATATCAGAATTTAGTTTTGAAATTTTATTTTCTTTATTTTTTATTGCTTCTTTTACTATTTCTTTTATTTTTTCATCAGGGTTTTTAATATTAGATAAGTTGATCATATATATTCTATCTTTAATTTTTTTTATTTATTCATTCATTCATTCATTTTTTTGTTTTTTTGTTTTTTTTGTTTTTTTCTTTGGTTCAATTGTTTTTTTCTTTGTTTGATTTATTTCTTCATTTGTTTCAATTGTTTCATTTGTTTCAATTGTTTCAATTGTTTCATTTGTTTCAATTGTTTCATTTGTTTCAATTGTTTGTTCATTTTTTTTGTTCATGTTCTTAAATGTTTTATAATCTAATTGAACTAGTGGTTTTTCTATTTTATAATCATTTTTGTTAATAAAATTATACTCTTTAATTTTACCATAATATGAATACATATTAGCAGATTCTGGAACTACATATTTTTTTTTACCACTACTACTAGTACTATTACCTACCCGATAAGATTTAAATGATGCAAATATATCACTATCTTTTTTAATGATATTATTAGTCTTTTTATTATTATCTTTATTATTCTCTTTAATATTTTCATTTTTTTGTTCATTTATTTTTTGATTGATTTTTTTATTTTTTGATTCAACATATTCAATTTCTTTTTTGATATCAACTACTAGTTTTTTACAATTAAAATTAATCGCATATTTTCTTGCTACAGTTTCTAAATATAAGTATGGTATATCTTTTACATCACAATAATAAATAAATGATTCTTTATTATAATCATAATACATAATAACATTTCCTTTTGGAGTTATTTCCAATACAATATTATTTAAAAGAGATTTAATGTATTCTTTACTCAATTCTTTATTAGGAAGATTAATAAATTTGTCATAATATTTTAGACTATATGGAGTGACTTTATTTTTTTTATTATCGTTATCAATACTATTTTTACATATGTATTTAAAATATAATTCTTTTGTTAGACCATATAAAAAAAAAGATGCTAATCCATAACCAAATATGGTACTACCATTTCCTTTTATATAACGATTCCCCATAATTAAAATATCATACGACAATTTATAACCACAATATTGAATACCTTTCATATAATGTTGAATTTTGAAAAACATATTCATATTCTATCTATATCTTACTTATGAAAATATTTTTAAACATTTTTCGCATTATTTTAACATTATTTACACATTCTTTACATATTCTTTATTAATTTCCTTTTTTCTTAATTCAAATAATTCTTTTACTTCCGTTTGTAAATCAACTACTTTAATTCGTTGATAATTCTTATTTTTATTGTCTGGATGTAAACATACTAAATATAATTCCTTTATTTTCTCTCCATATTTTTCTTCCAGTATTGCTTTGTATGTATTCAATTGTAAGCAATAGTGCCAATAGTTTGTGTCAGGTAAATATTCAATGCATTCTTTATTGCCCCATTTACCAAACGAATTTGATTTAACTATTTCTTTACATCTTTTCCAATCATAAATTAATAAAGAACCGTCATTCATGTCTCTGAAAACCATATCTATAGAACCGGCCAATTTGAGTTCTTCGTGAAATACAGTCCATTCTGTTCTATATGGTTTTAATTCCGGATAAGCCGTCAAGAAATTATTGAAATATTGATATTCAATTGAATCATTTTCATTCGGACATTCATTGTAATAGCATTCAATATCATAGTGCATTTTTGTTCCTGCTTCAGCAGCTTCATCGCGATTTTTATCCCATAATGCCTTTATTTCGTTTACAGAAAGTCCATAATATTTACTTTGAGTCCATTTCTTTGATTTCATCATTCCCTTTATAATTTTATCAGCATCAAATTTCTCAAAATGATTGTGATTAAATGTGGTTACCGATGTATATTCATTACAAGAACCATCAATATAGTAAATATGAGGTCCTTCATCAAACACAATACGACTGTCTCTTTCGTGAGGATTTAATTTTGCTAAGTATGTTGGAGGTGTCATTGTTTGAGTTTGGTCAGGTTGGTCAGTTTGGTCCATTGAGATTATTTTATTTATAATTGTTTTTATAATTGTTTTTAATTATAAATAAACATTTCAATTTTTAATAATATTTGAAAAACAAACTAATATATATCTTACTCCTTTTGTTATTTCTTTTCCACCATGTTCTAATAATCCACAATGTACTAATCCACTACCTATAGAATTATGTTCAGTTATACCATCATAAAATATTGAACCTCCTCCTTCAAAATTATCATTTAATAAAATATTAATTGTTATAAATGAACCGTCTTTATGCATTTCTAATTTTTTTTGAATATTTTCACTATATTTAACTATAAATAAATCTTGTACGTTAAAAGTTACATCTTTTGGAAATACATAATATTGACCAATTTTGTCAAACACGCTTTTAAATTTTTCCAATATTAATACATGTATATTTTTTATATTAGATACTGGTAAATCGGTTGTAGGGTAATTATCATGTCTTTTTGTTGTCCATCCGTTATTATTTTTAGAATATATTTCTGCTTGATTTATTATAAATTCACATGTAAATTTATCAAAAATATTATCAATTATAAATCTTTGAAGAAATCTATTTTTATAGTTAATTTTATTAGTAATATTTATTTCATCATAATCTTTAAAAAAATTTATTTTATTAATGATTTCTTCACTTTTATAATCTTTATCTTTCAATATTATTAAATTTTTATTATCATCTTTATATGACTTTTTAATATCCATTAAAATACTATCTTCTAATTTTATTTTTTTATTATATAATAAATCATTAAAAAACTCAAATGAAAACATTTTACTATTAACGTCTATTATTCTTTTAATTTCATCGGTAATATTTTTAAATTGTATATATGAATTATTATTATTTATTAATTTATTATTTGGTATTTTTTTATTTAAATCTACTATATTTAAACCATCTGGTATTTCATCCCATAAATTAACAATTAAAATTTTTCGACCTTTATTTTGTTCTTTTTCTATACTATTTAAAATATCAACTACACCATGCATTTCATTTCCTCCATTGAATATCAATTGAGTATTTTTTTTTGGAAAATAAATAAATACTTCATGCTTATCTTCAAAATTTTTATATAAATAATCATCCGGAGATATACGTGGTATTAATATAGGTACATCTGAATCTTCAAAATATGTAACAATAGTTAATTTTGGAAGAAGGAATTTACTATATTTACCATAATGGGTTTCATCTTTATCAAAATGCCAATTATTTACCGAATTCACATTAATTGTTGATTTGTACCAAAATTCTATATATTTTGCTGATAGGTTTAGATTATTTAAATGATAAATACTTTTTTCATAGATAAATTTTTCAATATGTGTTTTTTTTTCACTATTTTCACTATTTTCACTATTTTCACTATTTTCACTATTTTCACTATTTTCACTACTATTATTAATAGGTAATATGTCATTCGTATCTATATGATTATCATTATTTACTGTTAATAATGAATTAATATCATCAAATATATTATTTAAAAAAATATCTTCATAATTATCGTTATAATTTACTTGATATATTTCCATTAAAATAATATATTTTGTTATTTTTAAATTGTTAATTGGTAATTATTAATTGGTAATTAATCTCTTAATGATGATACAGGAACTTTTACCCATCCAGTTATTATATATTTATTATCTGTTTTAGGTACTTCTCCACAATGAGGATAAGTCCATGTTGCTGGAAATATTAATATTTTTCCAATTTTGGGTTTTATTTGTATACAATTTTGTAAAATGGTTTCTCCTCCTTCAATCACATCATTTAAATACCATATATAAACAAACATTCTACAACCAGCGGTACCATTATCTTTTTCTATACTAAAATCATTATGTACTGTAAACTTTCCTATATTTTTTGAATAACGCTGTATTTGAAAGGTATTAAAATATAATTTCTGTCCTTGAAAAAATATATATTGATTATTGGTATTAGTATTATCCTTTAAATAACTATCATTTAATAAATTTATATAATTTCTGATATTATATGTAAGTTCTTTGCTTAGTAATCTGTGATATTTATACGTACTTTCATTATTTTCGGTGATTTGACAATCTATCGTATCTTTAATATCGGTATTGACTCCTCCTCCACAAACACCTTTGTATTTATCATTCGATTTAGTTTCAAAATAATTAATTATATCGATACATATTTCGGTTGATAAAGAATTATTATTTTCATATACAAACATATCTGATTCATGTAACATAATTATAACTATTAAAAAATATTTAAATAGTTATAATTATTTTTTTATTATATATAATATATTATATGTCTACTAATTATAAAATAAATGGAATTTCTGTAACTGATATTATAGATAATACTACTAATGATAGTAGCAATAATAGTTATGATGATTTTCCGGTAACATCAGATTCTATTAATTATAGAGATGGAGATACAAGTGGAAATTGGCAAAATTCATATGGAAATGAGGGACAAGCTACTTATAAAAATATAAATTTTCCATATACATTTGGCAATAATGGTAATACCGATATGTCTCAATATTGTATAGGGTATAAACAAGTATTTGATCGTTCAAATAATCCTGGTAATGGTAATATTAATACCAAAATAGGAAATTCTGAGAATTCTAATATTCAATTTAAACATATATCTATTTTAGCTAGTGGTGGAGCAGGTGGAGGGGCTGGTGGAGGCGGAGGCGGAGGTGATGGATTTAATACTAAATCCGGAGGAAAAGGAGGTGATGGTGGCTTGCCTGGAATAATATCAGTAGTTGATTATCCTATACCAACAAATGTATCAAATATATCATATACAATTGGAGCAGGTGGAACGGGGGGAGACGGTGGAAATGGGTCTTCTAATAAAAGTGGAGATAATGGAAACCCAGGAAATGATGGTGGGACTACTAATATAACAATAGGCAATAAACCATTTGATGCGAGTGGTGGTCCAGGTTGTAATGCACAAGGTGGTAGTGGAAACAAATCTAGTAATGGTAGTAGTCATAATAATATGCAAAGTAACTCCTCTAACACAAGACAAGGTGGTTCGGGAGTTTATTATAATCAGAATGCTATTAATACTAGTGAACAGATTACATATTATAATAATAGTATTAGTAATGATGATAATTTAATTTTAAATGCTTTTTCACCAGGTAACAATATGTATGATACTAATACTAATATATGTAAAATAGGAGATTATGAATATTCAGAATTTGGACAACAATATGATGTTCCATATAATAGTACATATTTAACACCAGGATTAGGAGGTGGTGGACAAAAAGGCAAAGGCAAAGGCAAACCAGGTGAAGATGGTGCGACTGGTCAAATACAAATCTGGTTAAAATATGATTATAATACTACTTAAAAAATAAATATTTTTATAATTATTTAAAATATTTATTTATATTTTTACACTTATTATTAAATTATTGATTAATTTTGTTCATAATGTGTTCAATAAGTTGAGATTGTTTGTCAAGTTGATTTTTCAATTTTTAATAAATATATTATTTATTGGATTTTAATTCATTTATTTCTCTCTTTAATTCTTTGACCGATTCGATTAAATGAGCGATGATAGCATTATAATTGACGCTTAATTTATCACTATCCTTATCAGAAATGGCTTCAGGAATTTGCTCTAAAACTTCTTGAGCGATGACACCGGCAGTTTTTGTTTTATTTTCATCATTTTTCCAATTATAATTAACGCCACGGATATTACATATTTTATCTAAACTATTATCTAAATCGGTAATATTTTCTTTAAATTTAATATCGGAAGTTGCGTTAAATGATTCTGCCGTACATTCATGACCAGAAACATCAAGTGGTCCATTAATGTTTACAGTATAATCATTAATCGATGATATATTTTGATTACCATTATCTACAGTCCAACCACCTCCACTAGTAGATGTATGATTATTGACCCAATCGAGATTGGCAATATCTGTACCAGATAACTCTGGAGATAGAGCACATGTTGCTATACCAGAAACATCTAGAGTTCCAGGAATAATTACCGTTTCACTAGCTGTTCCCAATACAATTTGATTATTGCCACTTGTTTCAGCTTGATATCCAATAGCAACACTTTGTTTATATTGACATACCGTGCTCGAACCTAAAGCAATAGAATATTTACCAAGGTCATTTTTACCAGCATTATTACCAATAGCGATAGCATAACTATTTTGGTCAGTCATACCAGCATAATTACCTATAGCGATAGAAGAATCCTGTTGACCAGTGATACCAGTTTCATAACCAATAGCAATAGAAGAAGTATCATTATTACTTATAATTTCAATTTGATTATTAAAGACAATGTTACTATCATTATATACATTTAACGTATCATTAAATGTAGTTACTCCAGAAACGTTTAAAGTAGTAGTAGTAACACTATTTAAAAAGTTCAATTCATCGTCTACTTCAATGTCACCATTGTTATATATTAATCCTTGGCCGATACTTGGATAAACTAAGTTCATTTTTATAAATGATACTCCAGACGCATCTGTATTACCAGTTATAGCGTTTTCTTTGTATTGAACAAATAATGCTCCAAAGAAATCACTTCCTGAATTATCCACATTGTATCCATACCTATATAAATCAACACCACTAGCGTCGCTAGCAACTGTTAAGGAATTATCACTACTATTATATTGATAAACACCGTTATTTATTGAATTCTTACTACTATCTTGATATGTTAGTACAACTCTGTCACCATTACTTAATTCCAAACCTCCAATCTCTGTAGGGATATTATTAAAATCAATATTAAATGTACTAGCAGTATCAACTGGACCTTTAAAGTTAATAAGGGTATTTGCCTGTATACTTTCAAGGGTAACGAATTGTTTTGATAATGTTGCTATATCATTTCCAGTATAAGTTGGGAAATTATTAAATTTGGTAGCTCCCGAAACATTCAAACTAGCATCAATTGTAGTTTCTCCAGAAACTTCTAGAGTGCTATTAAGTGTAGTTGCTCCGGAAACTTCTAGAGTGCTATCAAGATTAGTAGCACCGGTAACATCGAGAGTACTATCAAGATTGGTAGAACCACTAACCTGAATAGTTCCTACTATATTTGTATTACCAGACACGTCTAATGTAGATTTTGGAGAATCTGTACCAATACCAACATTACCATATGAATCAATAACCATAGTTGGACCTATTGGACTATATCCATAACTAGAAGTAGAATCTAATATTTTTGTATTAAATTGTAATTGTCCAGCAGTGGCATCATCATTGGCCGATATATATTCAATTGTAGGTCCTTCTTTGTATGTGTTTGCATTATCACGAAGAGTAAATGCCATTTTAACACTTTTATTAACATTATCAGTAGTATCCATGTTACCTAGAATCAAAGCGATGTTACTAGCATCAGTATTACTTGAATTATTTGAAAAGAAAGTAGCAGTAGATGTGTAAATGTTACTAAAATTATTATCAGAACATCGTGGTGTAATATAATTATTACCAGTAATAGGTTGAGACAATGAAGCCAATATATAATTATTTATTTCAGTAGGTCCATTAAGTGTAGTAGCTCCAGAAACTTCTAGAGTATTAAGTGAAGAATCACCAGTAACTTCTAGATTCTTTAACGATGAATCATTTGTAACAGTAAGATTATCGAGTGTAGTATTTCCTGAAACATTCAAACTAGCATCGAGTGTAGTAGCTCCAGAAACTTCTAGAGTGCTATCAAGTGTTGTAGCTCCAGAAACGTCCAGAATATCATCGAGTGTAGTAGCTCCAGAAACTTCTAGAGTAGAATCGAGTGAAGTATCATTTGTAACAGTAAGACTATCGAGTGTTGTAGCTCCAGTAACGTCCAGAATATCTTTCAATGTAGTTGTTCCAGAAACTTCTAGAGTAGAATCGAGTGAAGTATCATTTGTAACAGTAAGACTATCGAGTGTTGTAGCTCCAGTAACGTCCAGAATATCTTTCAATGTAGTTGTTCCAGAAACTTCTAGAGTAGAA